GCCTGTGCAGAGATAATCTGCATGGGCATTTGTGCCGATCGGGCGCAATACAAGCAAGAGTATCAGGAGATGACAGACCGGATAAGGCAGCAGATAATAAATCGTAACAGGAGGGGAGAACGTGGACAAGAACGTACTGATCCAATATTGTGACATGAAAGAAGAAATTAAAGATTTAAGGAGAAGAATCACAGAAACTGAAAGACAGATCTGGAAGATAGCAGAAGAAGGAACAGTGAAAGATACGGTGAGCGGCGGTATGGGTGGGATACAGCATTTTGTGGTGGAAGGTATGCCAGTACCAGAACTTAGCAGAAAGAAGCTGCTGCTTAATAAACGAAAAGCTATGTTGATCGAAAAAGAGAATGAACTTCTGGAACTCATGAATCAAGCAGAAGAATATATAAATAGCATTGAGAAGAGCGAACTGAGAATGATGTTTAGGTTCTACTACATTGATGGCATGACGTGGCTACAGGTAGCACATAAGATGAATCAGTTACACCCTAAAAGGCGAGTAGCTTATACAGAAGACAGTTGTAGAATGAGAAATACAAGATTTTTTCAAGAAAATTAGAAAATGTTCGGTCACGTTCGCAAAAAATAGTTTAATATATAGGATAGAGCGATTAGATGAAGCGATACTTCATAAATGTTCCTTTTTCTTGCTAATAAAAATACGTACAAAATACGCATAAAATTATTGACTTATACGCATTTTGTACGTATAATAAACATATAAATTAAAAAAAAGGAGAGTTTTTCATGAAGAGAAGAGATTTGATTAAACTCCTTGAAAAAAATGGATGGTATTTAAAACGGAATGGTGGGAACCATGATCTATATACAGATGGTAACAGAATTGAGCCAATTCCAAGACATCCAGAGATTAAGGAGCGATTAGCTAAATCTATTATCAAGAAACTGGGGCTTTAAGCCCCAGACTTGGTGGATTCATGAAAAACAAAAATGAAAAAAGGATCAAACGGCAAGATTTTAGGAGGAATGGAAACATGGCAAAGAAAGTAGCGTATCCGGTTATTTTAAAACCGGATCAAGAAGGGTATTATGTAGAAATCCCTGATTTTGATATCGCTACAGAAGGCGATACAATAGCAGAGGCTATGGAAATGGCCAGAGATGCTATTGGATTGATGGGGATTGATATGGAAGATGAGAAAAAAAGTCTTCCAGAACCAAATTCAAAAGCTCAAAATGTAGAAGCAGGAGACACAGTAACACTTGTAGATGTAGACTTTACAGAGTACAGAAAGAGAGTGGATAATAAAGCAGTTAAGAAAAACTGTACAATTCCATATTGGATGAGTGTAGAAGCCGATAAAGCGGGAATTAATTATTCACGAGTATTACAAGATGCAATTTCTAATATATTAGGAGTTGCGCGTACAACAAAAGGTTAATCAAATCTCAAAATATATTGAATTAAGCACCTTCGGGTGCTTTTTTCGTGCATAAATTTAAGGACCTTTAGCTCAGCAGGTCAGAGCAGTCGGCTCATAACCGATCGGTCCAGGGTTCGAGTCCCCGGAGGTCCATTTAAGAAATAAGAAAGAAGGTGGTAATGTTTGAATGAAGAGAAAAACTACATATTGGCAGAATCCGATTATGTAGCCGGAATGAAGTATAAAGACATTGCTGCCAAGTATGGAGTCTCGATAAACACTGTGAAATCGTGGAAGAAACGATACGCATGGTCGAGGAATAAAAAGACAGGATGCATCCAAAAGGGGTGCACACAAAATAAAAAGGGTGCACCCAAAAAAGAAGCCGTTGCAGAGGATGTAAGTCAGGTTGTGATCAACGATGAACTTACAGATCAGCAACAGCTTTTTTGTTTGTACCAGTCTAGGATGTTTAATTATACGAAAGCTTACATGAAAGCATATCCTGGTTGTACTTATGCATCTGCTGCCGTATTAGGAAGCAGGCTTATGAAGAATCCAGTGATCAGAAAAGAGATTGAACAGCTAAAGCAGAATCATATGAACAGGGAACTGTTAAAGCAGGAAGATATCTTTCAAAAGTACATGGATATTGCGTTTGCAGATGTGACAGATTATGTATCGTTTGGGCGAGAAAATATTCAAGTTATGGGTGCTTTTGGTCCAGTAATGGTAGAAAACAAAGAAACTGGAGAAAAAGAAGTTCTCGAAAAAGAAGTCAATACTGTGAAATTCAAACAATCTGAAGATGTTGATGGAACGTTGATCACGGAAGTGAAGCAAGGAAAAGACGGAGCGAGTATTAAGCTGGTTGATAAGATGAAAGCTTTACAATGGCTTGCAGATCATATGGATATTGCTACAGTTGAACAGAAAGCTAAGATTGAGCAGATCAGAGCTAAGACAGAACAAATCAGACACAGTGAAACTGATACAGGAGAAGATGCAGTTCAATCTTGGATGGATGCTGTAAAAAAAGCGAGGGAATCAGATGGATGATAGAGTATTACATGATTTCCTTGTAGAGAGTATTCCTTTATGGCAGCAGAATCCAGTTCAATTTTTTGAAGAAGTTCTTTTTTTTTATCCAGATGAATGGCAAAAAGAAGCAGCATTTGCTTTAAGAGATAATTCAAAAGTAACGATAAAATCCGGACAGGGTGTTGGAAAAACAGGATTTGAAGCCGCAACATTGTTATGGTTTTTAAGCTGTTTTGAGAATGCAAGAGTTGTTGCAACAGCCCCAACACTGCACCAGTTGAACGATGTTCTATGGGCAGAGGTTTCAAAGTGGCAAAGTAAATCTCCGTTATTGAAGGAGATACTACAGTGGACCAAAACAAAAATATCTATGATTGGCAGCAAAGAACGTTGGTATGCAGTAGCAAGAACAGCAACCACTCCAGAAAATATGCAAGGATTCCATGAGGATAATATGCTATTTATCGTTGATGAAGCTTCTGGTGTTGCAGATCCGATCATGGAAGCAATCTTAGGTACTCTGACAGGATCAAATAATAAATTGCTACTTTGTGGAAACCCGACAAAAGCAAGCGGTACATTTTACGACAGCCATACATCGGATCGTAAATTATATTATTGCATCACTGTAAACTCCGCAGAGTCTAAAAGAACTAATAAGGACAACATTGATTCTCTGATCAGGAAATATGGAGAAGAAAGTAATGTTGTCAGAGTCAGAGTAAAAGGATTGTTTCCTAAACAGGATGATGATGTTTATATGCCTTTGGAAATGTTGGAAGCATCGATCATCCTGGAAGAGATACCACCAGCTGATATTTGCACTTTGGGAGTCGATGTGGCCCGTTTTGGTGATGATGACACAGTGATCGCAAGAAATATGAATAACAAGATCACACTAGAAAAGATTAGGCATGGTCAAGATCTAATGAAAACTGTAGGAGATGTTGTTGTAGAGTGTAGGAATATCAAGGAAAAGTTTAAATATAAAAAAACAATATATGTGATCATAGATGATACTGGTCTTGGTGGAGGAGTAACAGATCGTTTGAATGAATTAAAATCGGAAGGAAAGCTATCTGGTGTAGTTATCGTTCCGGTTAATTTTTCTGCTGCCGTTCCAGACAAGAAAGCAGCAGAAAAATATCATGATATCACATCTTATGCATGGTCCATATTAAGAGATATGTTAGAAGAAAAAGAAGCAGTATTACCAAATGATACAGAGCTTATCGCACAATTAAGTGCGAGAAAATATGATCTTAGTTCATCAGGGAAGATACGACTAGAATCAAAAAAAGCAATGAAAGAACGCATCGGAGAGTCTCCGGACCGGGCAGATGCTGTTGTTTTATCTTGCTACAGAAACAAAATTAAACCAATCAGTGTTCCAGGAAGTGATGTTGGAACAAAAGATAGTTACTGGAGGTGAAATAGCATTGTATGATGAAATAGGTCGCATCGGTCAAAATCGGTGGGGCAGTAGCTTTTACGAAGAATTTCTCCCAGAGCTGAGAGGACAACGAGGAGTAAAGGTATATACAGAAATGGAATCTAACGACGATGTGATTGGAGCAATCATATTTGCGTTAGATACATTGCTTAGACAGGCACAGTTTTCCGTAGAGCCACAGGGAGACGATCAAAAGGATATAGAGGCAGCGGAGTTCGTTGAGTCTTGCATGGATGATATGCAGAGCACATGGACTGACACAGTATCGGAAATATTATCATTCCTTACATATGGTTGGTCATATCATGAGATCGTATATAAGAGGAGATCAGGGCGAACAGGAAACCCTAAGACGAACAGCAAATATGACGATGGTTTGATTGGATGGAGAAAGCTTCCTATCCGATCACAGGATTCGTTGTATCAATGGGAGTATGACGATGAAGACAATCTTATTGGCATGACGCAGATGCCACCGCCAAATTTTGGACTTTATACGATTCCGCTGGAAAAGGCAATCCATTTCAGAACCCGATCCAGAAAAGGAAATCCAGAAGGAAGGAGTATCCTGAGAAATGCTTATCGTTCCTGGTACTTTAAAAAAGGGATTCAGGAATTTGAAGGGATCGGGATTGAAAGAGATCTCGCTGGTATACCGATGGTCACGCCACCAGAAGGTGTTGACTTGTATAATCCAGATGATCCCGAAGGCTCAAGAATGTTAACCTGGGCTTATAGTTTGGTAAAGAATGTCCGACAAGACAAAAGTGCTGGAATCGTGTTACCACCGGGATTTAAGTTCGAGCTTGTTTCCACAGGTGGAAGCAGACAGATTGATACGAACGAGATCATAAATCGTTATGATAGCCGCATAGCAATGACAACGCTTGCGGATTTTATTCTGTTGGGGCATGAACACACTGGGTCATTTGCATTGTCCGATGATAAGACAGAGTTATTTGCTGTAGCGATTGGATCATACCTTGACATTATCTGTGAAGCGTTTAATAACCAAGCGATCCCAAGATTGATTGATCTAAACGGAGAACATTTCAAGGGGATCACAGACTACCCGAAGATGGTTCACGGAGATATTGAAAAGATCGACATGAACAAATTAGCACAGTACATCCAGACGATGGTTGGCACTGGTGTATTGATCCCAGACGACGAATTGGAAACATATGTTCGAGAAGCCGCCAATTTGCCGCCAAAGGTAGCTGACGATGAGAGATTCATTGATCCTGATAGAGAAGATCAGCAGACAAATGATCTTGGATCACAGGGAAATAATGTACACCCAGAGGACAATCAGGACGTTGCCGAAGATGTTGGAAAGGTACAGGAAGCCAAGAAACGATTAGGAAGGAGCTGATTATATGTTCCTATTCCGAAAGGTTAAGAAGCGTGGATCGATGAAGCCAAATGATGTGAAAGAAGCATTAGAGAGGTTTCTTAATAGCAGCAGTCCAGAATTAACACGCTTGCTGGTCAGGTATTGGAAGGATCAGCAGACGGTTTTTACATTTAAAGAGATCAGAGAAGCTATTCAGGCTGGTGTGATCTCCAAGAAATCTGTAGAAGAATGGCAACAGGATTATTCAAAACTGGTTCATGATAAGATTGCACCAGAGATGGTTAAAGCAATGAAAGCTGGTGCTAAAAATCAAAACCAGCACAAAGGAATAGACATTGGATATAAATTTGATGCAGATCATTGGGCGGTATCTGATTGGTTGGAAAATCACACAGCTGAGCTTGTAACGAATTGTACAAGAGTACAGAAAGATGCAATTCAGTCAATGATCGATATCGGAATAAGAAAACATATGGGAACAGATGAGCTTGCAAGGTTTATCCGTCCCTGTATTGGTTTAACAAAGCCACAGACTCAGGCAGCTATGAAGTATTATGAGACGATCAAGGCAGAGTTGGAGAAGAAACACCCAAGAACAAAGCCAGAAAAGATTGAACAGATGGCAAGAGACAAGCAGATGAAGTATGCAGAACGTCAGCTCAGAGAAAGAGCAAAGACGATCGCACAGACCGAAAGAGCATTTGCCTATGAGTATGGCAGATACCAGCATACAAAGAATCTTGTCGATCAGGGTATATTACCACCACAGGACAAAAAATGGTCCGCAACGGACAGTGAGAATACATGCAGCACATGTAGAGAACTGAACGGAAAAGTTGTTGGAATGGACGAAGAATTTGCCCCAGATAAGCTACTTCCTCCGCTTCATCCGAGGTGTAAATGCTGTGTGATGTATGTCAATTCAAAATCCATGGCAGCAGAGTATGAAACAGAAGAAGATGAACTGAGAGAGTACAGCACAGAGGAAATAGAAACCCATGCTAATAAAATGTCAGAGATTGCAGACAAACATCTTGATCTTGAAAGCTCATGGAGTGGAAAGGTCGTAGTTGATGATGATTCTGGTGTTTATGGTATCCAGTGGAACGGAGATATTATAACCAGACATGAAACAGCCCCACATATTTTGTTACATGAACAGTTACACGCTAGATCAGTTACAAAATATGATCATAAAATGTATAAACAGTATGAGAACATGGAAGAGGGTTCGGTACAGTTTGCAGCACAGGAGATTAGCAAGAAAGAGAATATACAAATTCTTGAATCACAGTACGATCATATGACAGAAGCTTTAAGAAATATAAATAAAGTTGCTGGGTTATTTAAAAATGATTATGATTTTGCAATGAAGCTTATTTCTGTTCCGTTACCAGATAGGTATGACTGGCTGAATAATATGATCTATGATAAAATGATGTTATCAGGAAATATTGAAGATTATCAGAAGGTATCGCACTGGATGGAGGCTTTAGAAAATGGAAAAACATCTTGAATTAAAAGAAAGATTCGATCAGCTAATGAAACAAGATATGGATGTATCAGAACACGAACAAGAATGGTTTGAATTACTGGACGACATGCATGAATGGTTAAAGGATAAGACAATTCCGAGAAATATTCGTAGGCAGTTTGAACCTTTAGGGATGTTAGAAGTAACTATGAAAATCTGTGACGGAATCCATTATGCAAATGGAACTGGACGATATGCAAAGAAAGAAGAATGATGAAGTACAAAGCAATAGAGCAGACAGTTCAGGCAGTGCAGATCACACCTGATATTGATATGATCGCCCCTGACTGGTTCACAAAGAAAATGAATACCGAAGAAATTATGATAGATCGTGTACAGAAAGACGGAGCAACAGCCGTTATAGGATGCACGGTCTATTTTAATGCACGAAGATATAAAGGCAGCAGACTTGTTGCAAGAATAGGAGACTATGTTGTAAAAGATTCAGTCGGTCGATTAAATGTAGTTCGTAAGAATGACTTTGATCGGCTGTATAAGAAGGAGGAAGCATGAGATATTTTAACGATTATATACGATCCCCAGCACAGACACAGGACAGTATACGAAAGTCCTTGAATCGAGTAGATATTACTAAGAAGGACGAAGAAAAGCAGTACGTCTTTGGATGGGCCAAGATTGCAGTCGATGAGAATGGAAATCAGCTGATTGACCGCCAGAACGATTTAATTGATCCGGAAGAACTAGAACAGACAGCATATACCTATGTAGAGTTCTATCGTGAAGCCGGAGAGATGCACGAGCGAGGCGGTGCAGGCGTTTTAATCGAGAGTATTATATTCACTAAGGAAAAGATGAAAACTCTCGGTATAGAGGAAGGTACGTTGCCTGAAGGCTGGTGGGTTGGTTTCCACATCACAGACGATGATGTTTGGGCAAAGATCAAGGACGGAACTTATACGATGTTCAGTATTGAGGGTAAAGCGAAGCGTATTGAAGTTGAGGAGGACGAATAATGGAATTTAGAGATGCATTCAAAATTATGAAATCCGGAGGAAAAGTGAAGCTACCATCATGGGGCGGATATTGGTTCTGGGATGTAGAAAAGCAATCAATTATGATGCATACGAAAGATGGCGAAGACATTGATATTCGAGAAACAAAATGTCCTGAATATACATTCGGAAATATTACATCTGATGAATGGATGATCGCAGATGAAGAAAATTGCCCAGAGTTAGGTGGTGCAGCATATTTTGATTTTTCCAACGCTATTAAGTATTTAAAGAGAGGACTTAAGGTTGCACGAAAAGGATGGAATGGAAAGAAACAGTATATTCAGCTTGCAACATGTATTTCGTACACAGCAGCAGACGGAACAATTGTTAATTGTGATCACAATGACATTGGAAATAAAGCAATTGCGTTTATCGGCACGTCTGGTGTACAGATGGGATGGTTAGCGAGCCAAGCTGATATGTTAGCGAATGACTGGATGTTTGCAGATTAGGAGATGATCTCATTCTTAAGATTAAGAAATCACACCGACAGGATGAATGGATCGTGTACAATCCTGATTGCTTTGAATTGCATCATACGCACTGTAGGAATAAAAGAGTTGCGATCGCAATCAAGAAGAACGTGGAACGTAGAAGAGTTCCAACGTCAAGAAATTTAAGGACCTTGGAAAGCCACATAAGGCTGACAGGGAACAAGAACTATAAAAGAAAGATTCAGAAGATCATTGAAGAAGTAAAATCTGAAATGAGAAACTGAAATTTATTCTAAAATTAAGTGAAATCTGAAATGAAAATAGACCAATTTTGTAAAAAATGCAAATTGGTCTATTTTTTGTATCAAAAATTGCACTTTGCGTATCAAAAACGCAATAAAACGTTTCAAAACTCGAAAAAGTGTCGTTAGAAAGGAGGAAACATGAAAACAAAAGGAAAGACAAAGCTGGAAGATCTGGAAGTAAAAAAGATCGATGCAGTAGACATCGGAGCAGATCAGAAAGCAAATATCCTGATTAAAAAGAGAGGAGGTGCAGAAGAACCGAAGGGAAACTTTTTCAAGCGATTCTTTAATGCGTTTTGTGACAGCTTAGGAGTAAATTCAGAAGATGTCAGAAAGTCCATGGAAGATGAAGCAACATCATTTGATGATGTAATGAATGAAAAGAAGATCTACGACGTGAGGGATCAGATCTGGAATGCCTGCAACTCTCTGGAACAGTCGATTGTATCAATCCTACTCGATAAAGAGTGTGAGGATAAACAGGCAGCAATCGCACAGAGCATTGATCAGTTTAAGGCATTTTCGGATGATGCATCCAAGTCTTGGATCAAATTAGAACGTGCAGCAACGGATAAAGAAGATACTGTTGTTGCAGATGACTTTGAGATCGCAAAAATGCAAGAAGTCATTGAAAAATCTTGTGATCCAGAAACTATTAACAAAGAAAAAAAAGAAAAGGAGAATGAAATGGCATTTGATATTTCAAACATGACAGAGGAAGAAAAGAAAGAAGCATTAAAAGCATTACAGGATGATGCAAATGCAAAAAAAGAGGATACTGCAAAAAGAGCTGATATTGATGGACAGGTTCAGGAAGCAGTGAATAAAGCAATGGAAGGTGTTACAAAGGACTTCACTTCTATGATGAAGAAGATCATGGAACCAATCCAGAAGAGAGCAGAGGAAGCAGAACAGAAGTCCTTAGAAGAAGTTGCTAAGAAGTATGAACTCTTAGGAACAAAAGCAGAGGAATTAGTGCCAGTTCTGAAATCCATGAAAGCAATATCCGATGAAGCGTATAACAACATCATTGCATCCATGGATAACAACCTTGCGGTAATTCAGAAATCAGGTCTGTTTGAGGAAATCGGTAAATCTGGTGGAGCTCACACAGGAAATGACGATACAGAAGGTGTTGCAAAGATGAACGCAAAGGTAGCAGAGATCAAAAAGTCTATGCCAAACCTTACTGATGCACAGGCACAGGATATCGTTATGCAGAATGATCCTGAATTAAGAGCAATGTTCGATAAATAAGAAAGGAGGTACAGAGAAGATGGCAAACAGAACATATGAATACAATCCAACTGGTGGAAGTCCAGTGATCAATGTTACAGCTGGAGCAGAACTCAAAACAGCCGTAGCGGTTTTATTAACAAAAGATGGAGCAAAAATTCCTGAAGCCGGAAAGGAAGCAACAGGAATTGTGCTTCTTGGAGATGAAACAGTAGCCAAAGGCGATGATATTACTGTTCAGATCAGAAATCAGGGCATGTGGGCAGCTGGTGCAAAGATTGAGGCTGGAGATTTCCTTGCTGTTGATGCAGAGGGATTATGCCAGAAGGCAACAACAGGGCAGTACATCTTAGCTATGGCACTGACACCAGCGACAGCAAAAGGAGACATCGTAAACGTTGCGATCATCCATGCTGGATATGAAGCGTAAATAAAGGAGGAATGAAATAAATGAACACAGGACATAACAACGCAGCAGCAATCGCAGTTGATATTGCGAAAGGCTGGAGACCAAACTATTACTTAACCAATATGGCAATGAGCTATTTTCAGGCACCTGGAATGAATGTTGCTCCAAGCATCTTTCCAATTCTTCCAGTACATGCAAGCACTGGAAGCTACTATATCTTCAACAAAGAAGAGATCGCGAAAGACCAGGTAAAGAGAAAGCCTAAGTTCGGAGCAGTAGATCCGGCTGTATTCTCTCATTCAGATGATACTTACAAATGTGAGGTAGATCAGATCATCGTCGGAGTAGATAACATCACAGCTCTGGATTACCAGAGAACTGGAGCACCAGCAACGATTGATCCGAGACGTGCAAAGGTAAAACAGGTTTCAGAACAGATGAATCTGCACCTTGATATGGTCTTTGCAAACAAGTTTTTCAATGCTGACGCATGGGCAAATGTTAAGACAGGAGAAGCAACAGCTTCAACATCTAAACAGTTTGTGCATTTTGATGATGCAAACGCGGACATCGTAGGTCAGTTTGATGAGATGAAGAAAGAAATCCTTTTAAACGGACGTAGAATGCCTAACAAATTATGCTTAGGATACAGAGCGTATAAGGCAATCAAAAATCATCCGCAGTTCTTAGAAAGAGTTACAGGTTCAGGGTCAACACCGAATCCAGCACTTGTTAACGAACAGGTAATTGCAGCTGTACTTGGTCTGGAAGAAGTAAAAGTTCTGTATGCAACTTATAATGCAGCAGAAATCGGTCAGAAAGCCGATATGAAATTTGTCTTCGACGATAACAGTGCATTATTAACTTATGCACCGAAAGAAGTAGATCTTGAAGAACCATCTGCCGGATATATTTATACATGGGATATGCTTGGAAATGGACAGTGGATGGCTACATCACAGTATGATGGACCAGGAGGATCACATTCAGAGTTCATCGAAGGACTTATGGCAACAGACATGAAAAAGACTTCCGATGACCTTGCAACGTTCTTAAGTGGTTGCGTATCTGAGTAGGAGGTGCTTTATATGAATTATGTTGCACTTAAGCCAGTTAATTTTGGCGGAAAGCAGTATAAGATCGGAGAGACTATTCCAGAGGGTGTCGTAGATGAACGACGCTCTCTCTTTTTAAAGAAGTCTGGACACATTGCAGAAGTAGCAAGCGTAAATGGAGCGTATGCAGAGGATTTGAATGTTAACCCTAACACTTTATCAATTCCTTTATTACAATCTAAGCACGAGCTTGCAGTGAACGCACAGCAGTTATTACAGTTCTTTGCCACAATTCAGAAAACAATGGAAGAGGCAAAAATTGAGATTGCGACCATGACAGAAGAAGATACACCGGTCTTACAGCTGTTACATGAGATTGATTCGAGAAAAGGAATCAAGGCAGCAGTTGAAACAAGACTTGCTGATCTTTCCAATGATGCTGATATTAATCAGGAATCAGAAGCAGTAGAAGAAACCGAAGAACCAGCAGAACAGCCGGAAGGTGGCGAGGAGAATGACGTATAACTATTTTCCAGATGAGATCAATACAAATGATGTTATGAAGATGCGGTTCGAATTGGCGGATACTGATGTATCAAAGGATGAAATGTCAGCTGCACTTTCCGATGAAGAGATCACAGCTGTATTAGAGCAGTATCCAGACAATTTTAAGATGGCAAAACTGAAATTGCTAGAACATATGATGTTCAAATACGGACAGGACGTAGACAACAGTGTTGGTCCTGTCTCTTTTAATTTTGGTAATCGAATGAATTTCTGGAAACAGCTTTATGATGATCTGAAAAAAGAAATTGCATCTTCCAGTGTTGGAATCAAGCCGTATGAGAATGAAAAACGAGAGTATTTTTACGTTGGTATGATGAATCATCCTGGAGGTGGACGCTTTTGAAAATGACATCAATCGGTAGACCATATCAATATATGCAGTCTTTCCGTGTTTACTGGCAGGATACAGAAGTCATGGACGATGGCATGGTTGTAAAGGGCGATGAAAAAGAAGCCCCTGATGCGATCATAGACGGTATACTAGCCGAAGCAGATATGAAGACAATGGAAATCTGGAAACAAAACCAGACTCCGATCAGTCATACGATTGTGTCTTACCATCCAGTGGTTAAGCTAAGTAAGAACGATGTGTTACTGCTTGGCGATGATCCGTGCCATGATCGTAAGTTTATCGTGAAGGGTACAAAAGATCCAGCTGGAACAGGGCAGTTTTCCATCTATTATGTATTAGAAAGAAGTGATACAGATGGGCGTAGAAGCTGAATTTCAAGCATGTGCAAAGAATCTTGATGAAAGTATCAAAAGAGAGATGATGCGAAAGGGTGCAATGGCAACAAACACCCTTAGAAATATTGAGATCGAAGTATTGTCGAAAGGCGGTTCTGGAAAGAAATACAAACGGCTTCCGAATAGATCATCCGCACCGGGAGAAACACCAGCACCACAGTCTGGAAAGTTACGTCAGGACTGGGATGATCAAACTCTGATTGAAGGAGATCAAGTTACAAGCCGGATAAAAAGTAATTCAAAACACGCTGAATGGCTGGAAGGTGGCACAAAAAAGATGGCAAAACGACCATTTATTGATCCAATTAAGAAGAAAGCAGAGCCGGAGATTGTAAAGATCTTCGGTTCAGATTTTGAGGTAACTCTATGAAAGAAATAATTTTCAAGTACTTAAAAAGCCTGAATATTAACGGATTGGCTACGTTCAAAAATGGACCAGCAATATTTTTGGATCAGGCACCTGATGATTCTGATTCAAGGTGGGATGGTTCGCAGTATGGGCGTATCATCTATGGGCTGAATCTGAAAGATGATTCAGAGCGTAAGGTTTCTGGAACGATGGAGATTGCAATAGCGTATCTGTTTAATAATCAAGGATATAAGAACTTGCTTGAAGCGAAGAAGATCCTGAAAAAAGCGTTTGAAGGAGTTTTCTTGACCGATGAAGATACAACGATTTCTCTTGTCTGGAGAAAGTCAGAATCATTTCAGGAAGCAATCGAAGGGCAAATGGATGTAGAAGTATGTGGATCAGTGTTGACATTCGATGCATATGCTTTTCCAAAACATTCATACCTTCCGCTGGATGCAGTCGGTTCTTTGGCAAAGCACATTGATGAGAACTGGAACGTGACAGTGATCAATAACACGGAACTTGACGAAATCTGGAAGCCGGATGATGAAGAAGTGGTTGTTTATACTAGACTGGATTCTATGCAGCCAGGAACGTTCCCATCGACATATGCTTGTACATGGTTTACAAACAACATCAAGGTACATGTGATCTCCGGATCGGATGTAAATGCTGATCAGTTTGTTATGAACTTGCTGCAAGATTTACAGGAAAGAGAGCGGTTCGTTATGAATGATGGATCGCCGTTTTTTGTAAATCAGCTGGCATACAGCACGAAACTTGATCCATTAAAAGATGGACAGGTAACGGTAAGAGGTCAGTACGGAAAGCTACGAGATGTTGAAACAGTCGATGAATTAAAGACAATTACGATAAGTTAGGAGGAAACAATGGCAGAAAAGAAAGACGAAACAAAAACAGTGCCAGAAGTTACTTATACTGTGGATGAATATGCAGAAAATCCACAGGTGTTAGGAGTATCACAAGATATTATCCGAACAGCATTTGCAAGGGCAGGTGTTAAAGAAGCAACGCAGAGCACAGCAAAGAAACTTGTAGATACATTTAAGAAGAAGGAGGTATAAGAACTTGTCCGGATTATTTTTAAAAGGCGAGAAAAAGGAAAGAGCTGGAGTTTATCGCAGACATGAGCAGATCACAAATAATGGTGTAGCATCCGCAATGAACGGAGTTTTCTGTATTCCGGTTCATGCAGATTTTGGTCCAGTTGGAGAGATTCAGAAGATCACATCAAAGAGTGATCTTCTTTCACTTTATATGGAGAGTGGAACGATCGATGCAGCGGTAAAACTGTTTGATGCAGGTGCTAACACGGTATATCTTTACCGTCTTGGAACTGGTGGTAAAGAAGGAAGCCTGTCCTTACAGACAACCACAGCCACAAATGCAGTTACATTAAAGACAAAATATCCAACCGCTTTGAAATTCTCCGTAACTGTAAAACAGAAATTAGGAGATGAAACGACAAAAGAGTGTTCCGTTTACAATGGGGCAACACTTGTTGAGAAAGTAAGCTTTATCGCTGGTGCGGATGTAAATGAGGCTGCAAATCTGGTGGAAGCAATGAAAGACAGCAAGTATTTATCCGCAGAACTTGTTTCTGGAGCATCCGGGATCATGCAGACGGTTGCACAGCAGGCTTTGGCTGGTGGATCAGCACCGGCAGTCACAACAGAAGATTACAGCAATGCGTTTAATGCATTCGAAACTTATGCTTGGAATGTACTGGTGCTTGATACAGTCGAAGAAGATGTTAAAGCATTAGCGAAGACATACATGGAAAGAATCCATTCAAACGGTGCATTGGGTGTTTGCGTACTTGGAGAAGCGGCAGGAAAGTCACTTGCTACAAGAAAAACGAATGCAAAATCCTATAATGCACCATATTTTATTTACTGCGGTAGCGGATATTATAATACTGCCGGAGATAGGGTGGAAGGATATCTTGCTGCAGCAGTTCAGGCAGGTGTGATTGGATGCAAAGATTCAAGTACATCAATTGTACATACAGAGATTCCAGATGCGGAGTCATGCATTGAACAGCTGACGAATGAACAATATGTCGATGCGATCAAATCTGGATTGCTTCTTTTGTCAGAAGGACAGGAAGGACAGGTCTGGTTTGATTCAGGAGTGAACACATATACAGTTCTGGATGAGGACGATGACGAAGGATGGAAGAAGATCAAACGTACAGCTGTCCGTTATGAAGCTTTTGACCGTATCAATCGTACATTAGAACCATTGATCGGTAAGATCAGCAACAATGCAGCAGGCGTTGATAATGTAATTCAGGAAGCTAAAAAAGTACTGGCTGAAATGAACAGAGAAGGAAAGATCTTAGATACCTACGAATTTTATGAGGATACAGAAAATCCACATGCAGCGGATTATGCATACTTTATTATCCGCATTGATGACGTTGACAGCATGGAAAAGATCTACTTAACATATCAGTTCCAGTATATCGCACAGTAGGAGGTGTTATATAAATGAGTGGAAAAGGTTTTGATACTAGAAAACTGATGACAGGAAAAGACGGAAAGCTTTTTATCACACTTGATGGAGTTTCCATCTGGTTTGCATCCGTGGAAGAGTTTTCTATCGGGATGAATGTTTCTAATGTAGATTTTCATCCGGCTGGAGATGTCCAGACGTATGGAGTTCCGGACAGTGTTAAATTTACAGCATCATTCACGGAAGCTGTAGTAAGAGACGATCTTACAATTGTTCCAATCTTGGATGCAATCAAAAGTGGGAAATTTCCTATTTTTTCTCTCCAAGGTGGTGCAACAGAACCACTGGAAGGTGGGGAAAGCAAATTCTTACTGGATGAATGTATTCTTGACGGAGATACAAATATTCTGGATGTTAAACCTGGAGAGGTTATTAAGAGACAGATGCAGTTCATTGTTAACAGCGTACCAGACTGCATTAAATCATTAGCAGCATAAAGAAAGGAAAATAAAATGGCAGAAAAGAAAGAAACAAATGTTACGGTAACCGAAGATAATGAAATGGATCTGATCACGGGTCTTTTAAAAGCCGCAGAGTATAAAACAGAAGTACAGCAGCCATTGAATATTACAAGAAATGGACAGACATTGTTTAAATTTAATGTCCGACCATTATCTTTCGATGAAATTGCACAGTGTAGAAAGAAAGCTACAACTTATATGGCAAACCCAGGCGGAGCTTCACTTCCTCTCGTTGAGAAAGAAGTAAGTACAGCTGATTACATGGCATGGAAGATTTACACTGCAACAGTAGCGACTGACGGAAAGAAATTCTGGGATAATTCAGCGCTGAAAGAAGGATTAAAGAAAGCTGGTCATATGGTTATGACACAGAACGAAATTATCAAAGAGGTGTTAACAGCTGGAGAGCTTGAAGCTGTCAGCGATGCTATTGATAACTTATCTGGAGGCGGTGTTAGTGTAGTTGACTACGCAAAAAACTAATTGAATCCAGTCCGTTAGCTTCTATGCTTGCAGAAAATTATTTACGGACTGGAATGTTACCATCACAAGCCCTTGATCTTCCTGAAGGAGAGAGGGCTTTTATTTTTGCAGCAATTTTAAAAGCTATGGAAGGAGGAGATGCATAAATGGCAAACAAAGAAATTGTGATCGATGTTGTATCGGAATATTCCGACCATGCATCTTCTGGCCTACAGCAAACAGGGAAGAATGCAGAGAAAGCATCACGAGAGATGGACAAGCTTGGAAAGAAGCGTGCAAAGCCAAAATTAGGACTTGAAGATAAAGCAAGTCCAGTCCTCGACAAGTTTGGTAAAAAGGGAGACGGGCTCGGTAAAAAGACCTGGACTCCAAAACTTGGATTAAAAGACACTGCAACAGCAGGGATCAAAAAAGCTATGAGTGCTGGTATGAGTTTTGGTAGAAAGACTTTTTCAGCAGTCCTAAAAATCGATGACAAGGTAACAAGTCAGATCAAAAAAATCCCAAGTGTTATATCTAAGATCAAGAATTCTATATTTTCACTAAAAACTTTGGCTGGTGGAGTTATAACTGGAATTGCTACAAAGAAATTGATAGCTGATCCAGTATCATTAGCAGACGAATTTCAGACAGATCAAATTGGCTTTGAAACAATGCTGAAATCTAAAAAGAAAGCTACGAAGTTTATGGATAGTGCGAAGAAATTTGCATCTGTTACTCCGTTTGACACATCGGCCGTAGTATCAAATGCTCAAAGGATGTTGGCTTATGGTTTTTCTGATAAAGACATTATTCCGGATCTAACAAAGATCGGTAATGCATCCGCAGCACTTGGAGCTGGAGAAGAGGGTATCTCTCGAGTATCCAGAGCTTTAGGTCAGATGAAAACAAACGGAAGGCTGAACGCAGAGGACATGAATCAGCTGACAGATGTCGGCATAAACGCATGGAAGTATCTTGCTGATGCAGAGGGTAAATCCATAGCCCAGATCAGAGAAATGTCTCAAAAGGGCGAAATCAGTGGAGACAAAGCAGTTAAGACAATCCTTAATGGGCTGAAAGAATTTGATGGAATGATGGACAAAACATCTAATTCGACGGTTTCTGGATTAATGTCAAATATTAAAGATACGTTCGACATAAACATTGTTTCTAAATGGGGAAAAGGTCTCCAGAAGGGAGCAACGAAAGGTTTAGGAGAATTTGCAGACTATCTTGATAAATCCGATGCAAAACTAAAAGAAGCTGGAACATCACTTGAAAAACTTGGAGAGTATGCAAGTACATCTGTATTCAAGGGACTTGAAAAGGCTGGAGATAAGATCGACGATCTTATTAGTATGCCAAAATTCCAAAATGCTTCAATCGGTGGCAAGATTAGTATTGCTTGGGATGAACTGATTGTAAATCCGTTTTCTAAGTGGTGGGATTCTAAAGGAAGACCGGCGATCGTTAAAAAGATTACTGGGATTGGAAAAGATATTGCAAAAGCTGGTGGAAACTGGTTCAAGGAATCTCTTAAGGATCTGTTACCAGGCGGAGATAAAGCTGGTATCGAAGATTATTTAGCTGGATTTCTTGGATTATCTGGAGGGCTAAAGCTGTTTAAAGGTGGAAAAAGTCTATACGATCTGATCACTGGCGGTTCTGGAGGTGGAGGAAAAACAAATCCTTTGGGAGATTCTATTGGAACAATTAATGTGTCCGCGGCAGTTGTAAATGTGAACGGAGGAATTGGAAACGGAAATTCTACAATACCGGGAACAAATCCGACAGGTAATAAAGAAATCTGGTTACCAGAAAGCGTAAAGCGAAAAATGCAACAAACTGAACCGAAAACACCATCTGGACCGACAAGTACACCGGGTGGCTTGTTTGGTTTAGGCGGTTCTGGTGTCACGCTGAAAAATGGAGAAACCGTAGCTGCCACTGGATGGAAAGCATGGCTTGGAAATCTAGGCGTAAAACTTGGATCAGGTGCAGCGACCGCTGGTGGAGCAGCAGCCGTTGGAGGTGCATCTTTATTAGGTGGAGCTTTAGGAATTGCCGGTATTGGAAGTGCTGCCGGTAATATTTATAATGCAGTAACTGCAAAGGATTCAGCTACTAAGAAGAAAGAAGCATACAGGGGTGGTACGAAACTTGGATTAGTCGGAGGTGGAGCAGCAACAGGAGCACTGATCGGTTCAGCAGTCCCAGTTATTGGAACTCTTGCTGGTGGTTTGATTGGTGCTGGAATTGGTGGAATTGGTGCAATCACAAAAGGAAATAAGTTCGGCGACTCCCTTAGAAAGTTTGTATCCAGCCGAAAGAATGCACTGAAAAATAGTAATTCTATGACGGCAAAGAGTCAGGAATATTGGAAATACAGTAAAGACAGTATTAGCAGTGTTAATCCAAAAGGAGCAAAATACAAAGAACTGGCAAGTTCCGTACAGAAAGCTTACGAGGAGAATAAGAAAAACACAAAACAAACGAATGTTGGATCAAAGACGACAAAGATTTTTTCAGGTGCTACGAATGCAGCTGGTGGAAAAGTCAGCAGCTTAGGTGGAAAGTCCGCAACAGCTGGAGGAATGCTGGGAACGATGGGTTCTATGTCGCTTGCAGCTGGTGGCAACTTACAAAGTGCTGGAAGTTCCGCATTATCACTTGCAGGTGCTTTAGCATCCGCAGCCTCAACGATTGCATCCGCAGCAAGTACAACCGCTGCACAAGCAAGTGCGATCAAAAGTATTACTAGTGGAAGTTATCTAAGTAATAGCGGTTCTTCAAAATCTGGTAAAAAGAAAACAAGCAAAAAGACATCATCCGCACCGAAAGTACAGACAGCCTTACCGAAAAATGGAAAGTTCTTTCATAATGCGAAGGGTAGTCTGGTCAGAGGTCATATCGTTTCTGAATTAGGAGAAGAAGGAAACGAAATGGTCATTCCACTTTCTAGACATAGAAGCCGTGCATTATCTCTCTGGAATCAAGCAGGACAGATTTTAGGCGTTACAAAGCATGCCAAAGGTGGACTTGTTGGAGGATCATCTGGATCTGGAAAAGCTTCGTCTGGTAGCAGTCAGCCAGTGATCAACGTTGGTGGTATTACGATCAGCGTCAATGCATCTGGAAATGACGGCATAGTTGATGCTATCAAAAACTCTAAAGGAGAGATCGCAGATGCTATTATGCAGGCGATCGCAGATGCAATCGGATCAACGGCAAGTAACAGAACAGCGGAGGTAATGTAAATGGACATATATATTACTGGAAAAAATTCAAAAGGGAATGATCAGAAGATACAAATTCCGATCATTCCTGAAGAAATTGAATCATCAATCGAAGGTAAGTTTGCAGAATATGATATCTATAAATTAGGTCAGGTTAGTGTTCCGAATGGTAAAAATCTTTCAGAACTAAGCTGGGAATGTTTTTTCCCCGGAGAAGCAAGAAAAGGCATGAAATTTGTTCGTAAGTGGACTGATCCAGCAACCTTAGATGCACTGATGAAATACTGGGCTAAGTATGGGAAAGTGGTAAATGTCTGTATTACAGGAACGAAGATCAATGTTGATATGCGTGTTTCAGAATACGATTCTACGGTCAAAAGCCTGAATGATTATTACTACACGGTAAGATTTATCGACTACGAAAAAATAAGTGTTTCCTCAACGAAAAGAAGTACCAAAACAACAAAGAAAAAGGTCAAAGTAAAGAAAGGACAAACATTACGGAAACTTGCAAAAAAATATCTTAGGTCCAGTAAAAAATACAAGGTTATTTATAATGCAAATAAGAAACTGATTGATTCTAGGAATAAAAAGGAACGCAAGAAACATCCAAAGAAAAAGATCAGCAAATATACGATCTATAAAGGTCAGGTGCTTGTGATTCCTGTTCCAAGCAGTAAATCAGTTTCTAATTCCAAGGTTGAGGAATTAAAGAAAGCAATGAATAAAGATGGCTACTCGAAGCTGAAAGTTGATAAAAAGCTGACATCTTCGATGAAATCAGCCATGAAAAAGATCACGATTCGAACCGGAAGAAAAGGACAGGTCGTAAAATTTGTCCAGAAAATGGTGGGAGTCAAACAGGATGGTGCTTGCGGATCTAAGACAGTAACAGCGATTAAAACTTACCAACGTAAGCACAAATTAACAGTAACTGGTGTTGCTGATTATAAAACACTGTTAAAAATGATAGGAGGATAGGAAGATATGCCGAGTTTAGGAAATCCACTGTATAAAGCGGTTGTAAAGACAACATCGGGGCAAGAATATGATCTATACAAGCTGAAAGTTATACTGGACTTGACAATATCTGATGATCCTGATTCGCTGGCAAAGGAAGTCAGCTTAACAGTAATGAACGCTGCGAAAAATGGTGTAACACTTGCGACATTGATTCAGCCATCAGATCGATTATACATATATGCGAATGTTGGACATGGAGATTTTGAAGTATTTCGAGGCGTGATCTGGGATCGAGACAGGGTTACCGATACAGAAAAAAAGGTAACATTTACAGCCTATGATTACTTGATTTATATGATGAAATCCCAAGACTATTTTTATTATAAAAAAGGTCTCAGCACAAAGGAAATTGTAAAAAGAATCTGTACGGCATGGAAGTTGAAACTGAAATACAGTTACGGATCAATCAAAAACAAAAGGATCAAACCAGTGCAAAAGAACATTGGAGATATGATCGTATATGTGCTGAACAAAGCGAAAAGTAAACTTTCCAGCCGATATATTTTTACGATTGAAGGAACTACAGTGATTGTCAAGTATGCAAATACTAATACAACGATTTATAAGATTGAGGAAGGAAAGAATGTAATCTCCATAGAGATAAAAGAGACAATGGATGATATCGTTACAAAGATAAAGATCTACGGAGAAGCTAAGAAAAAGTCAATCCCTAAACTTGCATCAGTATCTAAGAATACATCGAAGTTTGGTACGATCCAAGAAGTCATGGATAAAGACAAGAAGGAGAAACTTTCAAAAATAAAGAAACAAGCACAAAAGAAATTGAAGAGCAGTGCAAAGGTCAAGTATGAATATATAGTAACGGCGATCAGTAATCCGAAGATAAAACGTGGAGACACCGTTTACGTTGGATGTGGTACCGCTGGACTTAAAGGAAATAAAACAGTAAAAAGTATTACACATGACTGTGTGGCTGGTACGATGGACGTTGTTTTTTACTAAAGGAGAGTTCTATGCAGAGAAATGGAAGAAAAAATTTTATCCGGGCGATCGAACAGATTTCAAAAGGAAACCAAAGTGCAGCGGATGTTGTTGCAGAACTTGGAACTATGAAAGACGGAGGGATTCTTCCTGACTCTTATCCAGAAGGTGCAGAACCAGATGACGATTTTTTGATGTTATCTGATGCAAAAGTAAGTGATGGCGATCGAGTATTACTGATCTGGACAGATGCAGAGGAAATCGTTGTAATCGGTAAAGTGGAAGGAGATGAAGAAGATGCCGGATAATCTTTTCCCAGAGGAATATGAAAACGAAGAAGAATATTTTGAAGATGAAGAGAACGAAGGAACTGAGGAAGAAAATACAGAAGAAGAGGAAGATGCAGGTTATAAACCCAGCATCTTTTTTGATTTTGATACTGGAGACTTTGTCGTAAATCACGATGGAAAATTAAAAGAAGCCTCGGGATTTGAAGCTTGGATGCAGTGGTGTCAGAAAACATTAATGACACAACGATATGCACATGAGGGATATTCTACGGATATAGGGATTGACTATGAAAGTGCATTAAAAGCTGACAGTAGAGAAGAAGCAGAAAGCATCTTGCAGAGGGAGATAGAAGAAGCGTTAATGGCTGATCCGTCAGAGAGGACTCTGTATGTTGGAAATATTACTTTTGAATGGGCAGCAGATGATTGTCTTGTAACAGTACAGGTGCAGGGCATTGATGGAGATATAGAAATACAGACACAATTTGAAAGTGGGGTGGTCTAATATGGCATTGGAAGCAGAAGAACTAGAATTGCCAGATTTCTTGAACAATTCGAGTGAAGAAGAAATTCATGAAAAAATGCTTGGTAACCTTCCAGAAGATATTGATAAATCAGAGGGCGGTTTTCCTTGGGATTTTACACGTCCAACAGCGATTGAAATAGCAGAGCTAAAAGAATACGTGCTTGTGGAAGTATTGAAAAGTCTTTCGCCGGCGACTTGTGAAGAGTCTTATATATTGGATTACCATGCTGATGGAAGAGGTCTTGTACGAAGGGAATCGGTAAATGCTTCAGGATATGTTACTGTTACGGCAAAAGCTGGTCTTGTTATTCCTTTAGGATATGGTTTTTCTACAGAAGCAGATGACGAAGGGAATACGATAGATTTTGTAACGACTGAGGAAGTTACGGTCGATTCTCTTGGAAATGCAAAGATTACAATTGAAGCAGCAGAAGGAGGATCTGCAAGCAATGTTGGAGTAAATACGATCGTATTACATACTGGAGATGAGACAGGGGAACTGCTCGATGAAATAATTTCTGTTACAAATGAGGAAGCTGTAACAGGAGGTTTGGATGAAGAGGATGATGATACTTTAAGAGAACGAATCGTTGAGTATGATCGAAGCCATGACATTTCCTATGTTGGGAATGTGGCAGACTATAAACGATGGGCATTGTCAGTTCCCGGTGTTGGTGCAGTTACTGTGATACCAGCAAAGGATGACTCTGGAACAATCAAGATCATCTTAATGGATCAGAACGGAGTACCAGCATCGAAGCAGATTCAAGATGCTGTATATAATTATATCATGCGTCCAGACAGTGAAGCAGATCGTTTAGCACCGCCAAATGCAGTTTTAGAGATAAGTGCTCCGGAGACAGTAATAGTTAATATATCAGCTGTTGTTTATTTGAGAGAAGCAGAAATTGGCAATGTGCAGAATGATTTTAAAACCGCATTTCAGACATATTTGCTAAATGTTTCATCAAATGATAGTGCGGTTAGAATATCAGCGATCAACAGTATCCTTGGGGCTGTATCAGGTGTCTATGATTATGACAGTGTACAAATCAATGGAGCGTCAAAAAATGTAGATCTTGAATCTGGTCAAATGCCAGTTCTTGGAACAGTGAAAATAACGGAGGGATAATACTATGTGGTATAAAACAGACCTTATGGAGCAAATCCTGACGAGTAAAAGTGCAAAACAAATGATTGACTATGTATCGCCGGTTTATGGAAAATCAAGAATCGGACTTTGGCTGTTCCAAGTAATCGGATTGGAGTTAGACGATGTAAAAACAATATGTGAAGACATAATCGACCAGATATTTGTGAATCGTGCTACGTGGGGGCTTTCTATATGGGAAAAAGAATATGGAATAACACCACTTCCGGATCAGACGATAGAGCAGAGGAGAGCACAGATTTCGCAAATGAGGGTAAAAAAGCCTTTAAACCCTACAAGGTTTGAAAAGATCATAGAAGCTTTGAGTGGCGTAGAAACAAAGTTCATAGAAAATACAGCAAAAAATACATTTCAGGTCAATCTTTATGGCGTAGTAAATAATTATGATGAAGTAGTAAGAAGAATTGATAAATTGAAGCCAGCACATTTATTGTGTGATATCCGTATCTCAGATGTTATGGAATCAGAAACGGCATTGAATTATGCGATTGTTTCAGGATCTTGTGAATATTCTTCTTCGATCGTTAGTGAGGTATAAAATCATGTGGGAAAATACAGTAATTACAAATGCAGGTATTGAATTATTAAAGAATGCCTTAAGCGGAGGAACAATAACAGTAACAGCGATCAAGTCTGGTGCTGGTAAAGTTGACGTTAGTGCTTTGAAAAGTCAGACGGCGGTATCATCAATTAAGCAGTCTGGAACAGTACAGGGCGTGACAAAAACAAACGAAACAATCAAGATAGGAGTATTGTTTTCAAACGCTGGTTTATCTGCCGGATACAGCATGACACAGCTTGGAATTTATGCAAAAGGATCAACCGGAAGTGAAGTGTTGTTTGCGATTTCTCAAAGTACAACAGGGAAAGAAGTTCCGGCAGAATCGGCTATGCCGTCATGGTCGTTAGTACATAATTTTTACATCAAGCTTAATAATGATGTAAAAATGACAGCAACGGTTGATCCAGAAGGGTACGTTACATTTGAAACTATGCAGACAGCGTTAAATACGCATACAGGAAACAAGAGCAACCCTCATAGTGTTACTAAGTCGCAAGTAGGCTTAGGGAACGTTCCGAACGTAGCGACAAATGATCAGACACCGACATATTCAGATACAACAACTCTTGTGACTTTATCAAGTGGCGAGAAAATATCTATTGCATTTGCAAAGATTAAACTTGCAATTACAACTCTGATTAATCATCTTGCGAATAAAAGTAATCCTCACGGAGTTACCAAAAGCCAAGTTGGATTAGGCAATGTGGAGAATAAAAGCAGTGCTACAATCCGTGGAGAATTAACCAAAGGTAATGTAACGACAGCCCTTGGATTTACGCCAGCAAATCAGACTGACATGACGAATGCACAGGATGCTATTACGCAGCTAAATTCTGACTTAAATAACAGAATAGAATTTACAATTACTAGCATAGATTCAAAATATGCATTCACCGGAAACAGTTATAAACATAATGGAAAAGTATATATAAATGGATATTTCCATTGCAATTCTCCTAGTGTTGGGATTACAACTTGTTTTTTTGTTCCAGAAGGTTTTAGACCTAAAATAAAATGCGGATCGGCTTGCTATACCGATGATGATGTTAATTTTAATAATATTGGTGCTGTTAAAATTGACACAAATGGTGATATAACAATATATTTTCCTACAGTGTACTCAACATGTGTATATACCTCCATAGTATATGATATAGATTAATTTAATTTACGATAAATCATAAAATTAATCCTAACAACACCGTTTGTATCACTGGATAATCCTATGTTTATATTTAAATTTGTATTATCCCATTGTAAAGCAGCACCTGTTACCAGACCTTGATACGCATTCCAATCACCGTTGCAAGCTGCTATATATAACTTTTCGTTATTTATGTCTGATATTTGCATGCCTAATGCTTTTGCAATTTCAGACTGACATCTTTGCCAGTAAATCATTTTGTTGCTTGTTCCAGAAAATACTTTTGATAAAAATGCTCTTTCAGAATTTAGCTGCGGAAGTCTACGAATCCTCCGCAGCGGAAAAGAGTATAATGCACACATAACACACAAAGGAGAATGTATTATGCGTGACAGAATTATAAGCAATGTTTTGATTAAAATGGGCAATAGAATCAAGAAAAAAGAGCTAGATTATCTTGAAAATGTGCTGGTAGAAGAGTTCCGAGATGTGCAGATTAAGAAAGAATCGACGGAATTGACGGAATACAATGACAGTTTAAGGAAGCTAAAAGATACGTTCCTTGCGACGCTGATTGTAGAAAATAAATCCAACAGAACGATTGAACAGTATAATTTACATCTAACACAGTTTGTAGATTATTTCACTGCAAAAGAAGCAAAAGACATAGATGCAACCGATATTAGGGGATTTCTATATGCGTATAAGCAAAGCAGATGCATATCGAATTTATCATTAAACAATAAGCGATCAGCAATATCCTCGTTTTTTAGTTGGCTGGCTGATGAGGAGTACATTGACAAAGATCCAACTCGAAAAATTAAGAAAATCAAAGTAACAAAGAAAAAGAAGAATGCGTTTACAGCTGATGAAATGGAACGTATGCGTATAGCATGTACGGATATTCGTGATCGGGCGTTGATAGAGATGTTAGCATGTACAGGATGTCGTGTGTCGGAGCTAAGTAATATAAGTTTGAACGACGTAGATTTTTTGAGAAAGAAAGTACGAATTGTAGGGAAAGGAGATAAAGAGAGGACGGTATTCATTTCAGATACCGCTATGATTTATCTCAACAGATACTTAGAAACAAGGCAAGATAATAATGTTGCTCTGTTTACATCTAAGAGATTCCCTTATGATCGATTGCAAAAGGATGGAATTGAACGAGTAGTAAGAGACCTTGGAAGAATGTGCAATGTGTATGCACATCCGCACAAATTTAGACGAACATTATGCACAAACCTCATAATGAGAGGGATGCCATTGCAGAATGTTGCGATATTAATGGGGCATGCCGACATTAATATGACAGCTGGAACTTATTATGATGCATCAGACCAAATGATAGAGTATGAATATATTCGTTATGCAGCTTAAAGAATAATAACAAATCTAATATATAAACTATTAAATCTGCTTAAAAGGGAAGGAGATTTTATTTTTATGCGAAAAAATATTATAAAAAACAGATCGCCATGCTAAACAGCTATGGTAACAATAAATAGAACTCAACAACACAGCTAAATTCTGACTTAAAAGATGCACTTGTAACTCAATATGCCGAATTGAATGGTACTGGAAACAACTATTTTTATGTTGATCGTAAACAAGGTTATCGCTTGAGTTCTGCGATATTGCATGTATATGATACTGGTTATATACGTGTTGAAGCATTATCTCAGGAAGTTAACAATGAGAATTGTTATGTGTTATGGACAAATAATAGTTATCCACAAAACAAAAAAATTGGCTGTGATCTTGTATGGATCAAAGAAAACTTCCTATGGAATTAAAATATTTTAATTTGACTTATAGCATATAACTTCACAAGGACATCCTTGATATGCAGAAGGGATTTCTATCAAATATAATTCTTTTCCATACAATGCCATGCCTAATACGTTATAACGCCATTGATCATACTTTTTCACTCTTATAGCTACTGGCACCATGTTATCGGGCCAATTGGCATGAATGATACCTTCTGAGTTATTAGGTGTGGTCATATTGCCTAAAAACTGTATTATGCTTTTTGTATCAGAATTTAGTTGTGTTGTTGAGAACAAGAAAGGAGAAAAAAGTGTCAGTAAAAACAGTACAAGCGACTATTAACGGTCAAACATATACACTGACTTTTAATAGTTCAACCGGCAAATATGAAGCTACGGTAACAGCTCCGTCGAAGAGTTCATACAATCAGAGTGGACATTATTACGGAGTAACGGTTAAGGCAACCGATGAGGCAGGAAACACAATCACAAAAGATGCAACCGACAGTACGTTAGGATCATCACTGCAATTAAAGGTAAAAGAGAAGGTCGCTCCAGTTATTGCAATCGTGTCTCCAACGTCCGGATCATATTCGGCAAACAACAAGCCTGTAATTACTTGGAAGGTAACCGATACCGATTCTGGTGTTAATCCATCAACAATCGGTATCACGCTAGACAGTGGTACTAAGGTAACAGGCGATGCAATAACTAAGACTGCGATCACAGACGGATACCAGTGTACATATACACCAACGACAGCGTTGTCCGATGGAAGCCATACAATCAAATTGGATGCAAGAGATTATGACGGAAACGCAGCAGCTACAAGCTCAACATCGTTTAAGGTAGATACAGTTCCACCTGTATTAACATTGTCCAGCCCAACGGATAAACTTATTACAAATCAAACTGCTTGCACAGTAAAAGGTAAAACCAACGATGCAACAAGCAGTCCTGTCACGGTAACAGTTAAACTTAATTCTTTAGCAGCAGAAGCAGTCACAGTTGGAAGCGATGGAAGTTTCAGCAAGGCCCTTACTCTTGCAGTAGGTACAAACACAATTACCGTTGTTGTAACCGATGGTGCTGGTAAGACAACGACAATAACACGTACCGTTACGTTAGACACAACCGCACCTGTGATCAAGAGTGTTACATTGACACCGAACCCAGTCGATGCTGGCAAAACATTTATCATATCCGTTGAAGTAACGGACTAGGTTAGTTGTTATGGTAGTTCGACTAGAGGGGAATGTAAACGGAGAGTCAGTGATCTTAACTAGATCCGCTGACTCTTTAGATTTATGGAAGTCCGTTATACCAGCCACATTAAACGGCAGGTATGTAATCGGATTAACTGCATATGATGAGGCAGGGAATGTAAGTAGCTATTCTACATACATACTTACAGTAGATCTGAAAGCATTAAGAGTTTCACTGAAGCCTTTTGATTTGTATGCAACCTTGCACAACGAGAAATAAGAAGAAAAAAAGAGGAGGAGAACATGCAAAAAAAGAAAGTGATCATAATGCACCCGGGAGAATCCAGAACAGCAGTAATTACTATACATTCTATTAAAAATGAGAAATTCACAATTGAAAGTGCGGAGTATTCGCTAATATACATGAAAGACAAAGCTGAAGAAAGCACTGGAGTTTGTAATATTAAAGAACATGATATAGAAGCACTGATTTCTCCTCAAAAGCGTGGTACCTATACACTTGACATCAGATATGCAGTATTAGACGAAATCTTAATAGAGCATATAGAAGTGAAGGTGGTATGATGGCAGCAGAAATCATTGAAATTAAGTCTGTAAGCCTGTCTCCTAACCCCGTACAGACCGGTGGAAAAGTTAAGATCAGCGTAGGACTTGAAGCAAACGAAAGTGATGTTAATTGCTTCTATTGCATATTTTCTTCCGAATTAGAAACAAGTCAAGTAACAACGACAGCAACGGTGTAGCTGAGGAAGGAGACATATTTGGATGATGAATACATAAGTAGAAATGAACATAATGCATTTGCGAGTGATGTTGATCATGAGCAAACCCGACAAAACAAAAGAATTGAAGCGTTAGAAGTGACAGTAAGACAGATCAATGACCTTGCATTGTCCGTTCAAAAGCTCGCTATCAACATGGAACATATGCTCGTTAATCAGACAGAACAAAGCAAGCGGCTTGAAGAGTTGGAAAACCGAGACGGAGAAAAATGGAGAAGTATTTCTATGTATGTCCTAACAGCAGTTGTCGGGGCAGTAATCGGATTCGTACTCAAACAAGCTGGACTATAAGAAGGAGAGATAAGATGAAAGAATTATTTGAACAGAATAAAGTGTTATTCTTGGCAGTGATCACAGCGTTGATCATTGTTTTTTTAGTTAAGAAACTGATCGACTATGTCACAAAAAAAGGTCTGGAAGGGATCAGACTGGATGTATACAAGCTGTTTGTAGAAGCAGAGAAAACCTTCCGTGCATCCAAGCAAGGACAGCAGAAATTTGATTATGTAATACATATGGCCAGAGGACTTTTGCCCAAACCTATTCAATTATTTGTAAGCGAGAGCATGTTAAAAGAAGCTGTGCAACTGTGGTTTGACGGTATTAAAGATCTACTCGATGATGGTAAATTAAATAATTCAGTATACGATTTAGAAGATGTTGAGGAAGTCAGCAGAGAAGATAAGATCAATCATACGACAGAGTTAGATGACGGAACATGGACAAATTACGCAGAGACTCCGTTACCTGAAACTGAATTAGAAGATCCAGAGGAACAGGAACAGACAGAAGATAATCAGGCAGCAGCAGAACAGGAGGTGTAGACATATGAGAATCGCATTGACAGTAGGACACAGTTTGCTTAAAAATGGATCATATACATCAGCAAGTGGAGAAGATTGCGGTGGAGTAAACGAGTATAAGCACAATAAAAAGCTGATGAAAAAGGTAAAAAAATATCTGGAGAGTGACGGACACAGTGTTGATCTGTATATCTGCCCAGAGAAAGTATTTACCGCTGCATCACAGGAAAAATCATGGAAACTGACACGTTTAAATGCAAAGAACTATGATCTCGTCGTAGAAGGTCATTTGAATTGCTATAATGGAAAAGCACACGGAACAGAAGTATTATACGTTTCCGAAAATGGTAAGAGGTACGCAAAGAGAGTACAGAAGAAACTGGTATCCGCTGGATTTACAGATCGTGACGTGCAGAAGAGAACGAACCTGTACATGCTGAATGGCACAAAGGCAACAACGATCATGACAGAGAGCTTTTTCTGTGACTCCAAGTCCGATTATAAGATCGGTAAAAACGTTAATAAGATTGCTAAGCTGATCGCAGAGGGAATCTGTAATAAAAAGCTGGGAACAGCTACAAAGGTCAAAGAGGCCGTAAAAACGACAGTATCAAAAGTTGTTAATAAGACTGCATATGCTAAGGTTGTTACAAAGTCCGATCCACTGATGATCAGACAGAGTGCAAACGTATCATCTAAGATCATTGGTAAGATTCCGAAGAAATCTAAAGTTGAAGTATTGAAAAAAGGCAGCACTTGGACGAAAGTTAAGTACAAGAGTGTAACAGGGTATTCAGCTACAAGATACCTTAAATTTTAAATCGAACCAGGGAGAAATCCCTGGTCTTTTTTTATTATAAAAGGGGGTATTATTCTGTTGAAAAAGAGTGTATTTTCTTGCAAAAAAAACAAAAAACAAAAAATACCCCTTTTTCAACAGATGGATACATTAAAAAGCTTGATTTTATGCGGATTTCAAGGAATTTAAGATATCGGTTATGAACCGAAATACTGCAGTTATAGGTTCATGGCGGAGAAAATGAAGCACTTATTAAGCAACTGAACAGTTGGATTCCAACAAAATATCTTACTATTGTAAAATAAAAGCGATTGCCGATGGCATCATCACAGGGTAAAGAAAAATAATATTTCTATGTTACTAATTTGTTACTAAATATAGCATTTTAGAGGCAGTTTAGAAGTATTAAAACATTCAACAAATGGCTTAAATACGATGTTTTGGGCATTTGTTATTTGAAAATATTTATGGTATAATAATTTTGCAATGTTAGGAAATGGCTTAAAATGGTCATTTCCTAACATATGTGTTACTAATTTGTTACTTGTTGAATGGAAATTTATTATTTCAACAAGAGAATAGTATCTCTCAATTGTTCCACTGTTTTATGATTATAAACCCTATTTCCAACATCTTTAGATTTGTGCCCCATCAGCATATCAATACACTTTCTATTACCACCTGCATTATCAAGGAATGTTTCAAAAGTATGTCTAGCTTCATGAGGAGTTTTCTTCTTCTTTGTTATATAAGAAATAACAGTTTTCCATTCTTCATAAAAATCCCCTTTTTTAAATTTAGATCCTTCATCAGTTTCTAAAAAATATTCATTACTTTTCTTTAGCCGATTTTTCACAAACGGCATGATACGAGGATGGATTGGCACAATTCTGTTCTTCCCTGAAGAAGATTTGCTTCCGCCTTTAAAATATTCTTCTTCAAGATTGATCTGATCACATGTCATATTTAACAATTCCATTAATCTGAATCCGGTGTAAATATAGATTAATACAATATCTACATTTTTTTGATCAGATATTTTCCACAGAGCTTCAACTTCTTTTTCAGTGAATGGAGTGCGTTTAGTTTCTCCCTGTTCTGTGCTGACAGAAATTATTTGAGAATACATCTTATCTATAATGTCTAATTCAAATGCAAAATTATCTAAATGCCACCAAAGTGCTTTGATATGAGATTGTGTAGCGTAACTACGACCACAATCGTCCATGGTTGCTTGCATATGATAAGCTCGTATTTGCCTATATTTCTTTCCGTACAGTTTTTGACAATGTTTATAAGCTGCTTTAAGTGTATATAAACGAGAACTTCCAAGTTTAGGAGCTTTTACTTCAAGCCATCGCTTATATAATTCTGCAAGAGTGACGCGATTGCGATCAATATTCCAAGGATTATCATTGTACCTGGCTAAAATAATATTTGCCTCTTCACGAGTAGCAGCATAGTCCACTGGGACCTGCCTTCCGTGTCCATCTTCATCGTATGTAGTGACTTTAATCACATAAGGGCGTGAACGATTACCTTTTAATTTTGTCACACTGCCGTAGCCGTTGGGGTTTCTTCTTGCCATATATCATCATTCCTTTCTAAAAAAAGGGTACAAAAAATACACCCTTATCAAATTGTGTTTTTGCAGGATGTATGATATAATTCTGGTGTCGAGTCAGAAGCATATCACACACCACGTTGTTGATAGGTTTCTAAATTCCGTCTGGTTGTCAGCCAGGCGGTTTTTTATTTTGACCATTTTCCCGATGTCGGTAAAATGGTATTTGGCAAGTTGCTTTTAACCGTATGGAATTTCATACGGTTAACTTTTGTCAGAGTCTGACAAAAAGTATTTTGTATAAAAATCTGTGCATAAATTGACAGATGCAACATAAACTATTATAATGATCATAAGTTAATTGAAGTGCATAGCACAAAACGATTAACACTGATTTGAATAAAAAGGACATACAATATTAAATGTCCTAAATGACTTAAAATTAAATTAGTAACTTAAGAACAACGAGAAAAAGATTAGTGATGTTTCTGGTGCTTTACCAGAAAAGGTTTGCTAATCTTTTTCTGCATTTTCTAAGAAATCCAGAATCATAACACAACGTTTAAAATTCGTTGATTTCATTATTTCGTCTTTCGTATCGGTCGTATCTAATTCAAATAAGCATCGACAAAGAAATCTTAAGTCAGCAGAAGATAACACAGCATGATTTTTTAAAACAATACCAGATTTTTTATTAATATTTTCTTCTTTGTTCATTTCTTCCAGAATATCCTTTATTTCGGATAGTTCGGGTACTTTTTTCAGTGTTTTAGAAATATTTTTACTATAAATTTTATCTATAGAGTTATGATTTTCAATATATTTATAAAGATGAGATCCTTCTGCAGGGGTAATCTCGCTCTTAGAAAAATATTTATATACAGGTAAAAGTCTGGTGGTTGGAATTGATTTAAATCTTGATATACACATTTCCGTCGGATCAAAATTCTTGTTATCATAAAGAATATCTTCGAAAATCTGATCATCACTGAAAATTCCATATCCAACAGAATTTAAAACAGATTCTTTATAACCAATAGCAACTGCAAGAGGTTTGGTGGATAAATCAAGTTGATCTAAATCATCAATTCCAACAATAATAGATTCAGCTTCAGGAGAAGAAGCACTTTCATCTACAATTTTTTTGACAATTTTCTTGGTCTCGCGAATTTTTTTAGGAGAAATACCAGGGGTAATTTCATTTAAAATTTTGAATACTTCAAGGAAATTATCAGTTGCTATTTCTGTAATAGGAATATCATCTCTGTTTTTCGTGGTGATAACACGATTAATTTCATTTAGTTTTTCTTGGTTTTCGCTATAGCTAATAAAAATAAAATGTTCCTCAATATTTTCTAATTCATCAGATGTTAAACATGATAGAAAATCAGTAATGATGGACTGAATATCTTCATCTTTAAAAGAATAACCCATGAAGATAATTGGTGATTCAGAAAATAGAATTAAAAGTTTTGCAATAAATAATTTTCTGGATTCATTAAATTCAGCATAATCTTTTTCTGTGATCATAATAGTATTAGCATCGTTTGCAGAGCCGTGAATTTTATAGATTTCTGCAATGTTATAACTATCCTTAGAAAATAATTCATGCTGTCTTGTAAAAACAGTGTAATCACCTGGGAAAATATAGTTTTCTAAAAATAAATCATAGTTTGTTGTAATAACAGCAGAAATTTTGTTTTTCAGTTTTTTAAATTCTTCCAATTCTTTTAATAATTTTGGATTACGATTAAGTTTCATTTTCTTAAAATAGTTAGCAAGAAACATTTTATATGGAGATATTCCACGTTTTACCCAGCTAGGGTTTCGACTATTTCCAACTTTCAATTTTATTTTGCGGTCGTAAAATGCGTTATTATATTCTCTTTCAATTACGGTTCCAAGAGCTGTATTTATTTCAAAGTCGGAGAGACCTTGACGTTTAAAGGTATCAACATATTTTTGAAATTGAAAGTCATCTTTACAGAACTGTGAAAAGGATAATTTAAGCAATTCATTCCAGTTAGGATATTTCCAAAGATATCTTTTGGAAATACCAGAGCCAATAAATAATACTGGCATTTTATTACTATGAGAAATTTTATGTAAAATTGTATCCATGCATTATTCTCCTATGTGAAAAGTGTTATAAAGTAACTTTGTCAGACTCTGACAAAATTATTTTGCATTTCTAAATTAGAATTTTCTAATTCCTGAATCTTATCATTTAATTCGTTGTTTCCAAATATTGAATTTAATAACCCCATTACGTTCCCTTCATTTTGATTTTAATCTTAACTTAATTAGTTTCTCAGTGTACCCAAGAGCGAGTGCAATTTGTTCAGTTGTATATTCTTGAAATTCTAGAATTGTTTCATCTGATACTAACAGCTCCATAGCGAACAGATCGGCTTCTTTTTCATACTTTGTTGTATTAAATCCGGTATATGTATCCATGAAGAGAGCGTTAGCTTTTTTATGTAGTAACATATGTCCTAATTCATGTGCACAGACAAGATTCTGTTCATGTTCTGGAAGAGAATCATCAATATAAATAATGTTATTTCTTTGGAAGTATTGATAGAATCCCCTAACACCTTTGAGTGGTACAGGCACAAGGATAACATTTAGCCCTTTGATAATTTCAAATGGGTTTCTTGTTTTATGTTTCTTGACAAGCGAATTTACAATCTTCTTTATGTCCATTCACATCAGTCCTTTTTATATTTTTTAGGTGTGTATTTTTCCTTGTTCTTTTTCTT